TTTTACGAAAGAAACAAGTAAGTATCCAATAGGCACAACATATGGTATTACCACTTACTTACCATCACAAGATATAGATATTTGATATAGAAACACAAGATATAGGAGAACCAATTTTTTAACATACAATATATAGTATAGCACTAAAATTATCTCATTTATTTTACGATTTACCCTTGACACCAACGAAATAGTGTGATATACTTATAGTAGAGAAGAAATTAACCATTTTTAATCCGAAAGGACTATAATGCCAGCAGGATATGGAAATTGGTCAAAACCTACAACTAAAGAAACAAAAACAGATACTACTATATCAAGAGGTTTCAAAAACTCTAAAGGTAGAAGTCTGAAAACATATCAAAATAAAATTAATCAAATTAAAAGAAAATATAGGAAGTTATTTAATTATTCTAAAAAGCATAAGGGTAATTTTCATAATCGTTATCCTACTGTTGAGAACTATTTAAAAACTATTACTTTAAAGAAACCTAACATTAATAAATAGAAAGGACAAAAAATGAAAAGGCTACTGATAGCGATTGCGATTGTATTGTTAAGTGTTAATTTGGTGGCAACTGGTTATTGTGGAACTCATGGAGGAGTAACAGATACAAATGATTGTGAAGAAGGGCAAATATTAGTAGGAACAGGTAGAAATACAGGTGCAAGAAGTGAAGGCACTTGGGTTGATGCTGATTTTTTAAAAGGTGAAAAAGGCGATGATGGTGCTGATGGCAAAGATGGAACAAGAGGGCTAAGAGGATATAAAGGTTGTAAAGGTAATACAGGAGCAGATGGAACAAATGGTATTGATGGTATAAATGGACAAAATGGTATAAATGGAGTCGATGGTATAGATGGACAAGATGGAGCTAAAGGTGATAAGGGCGATACAGGAGCAAGAGGAAATAGAGGTTATATAGGAAAAACAGGAGCAAAAGGAGAACGTGGATATAGAGGAGAAAAAGGAGATGTTGGAGCAAGGGGGTTAAGAGGTTATAAAGGAGATAAAGGTAACGATGGTATAGATGGTCTTGATGGAACAGATGGACAAGATGGTATAGATGGCAAAAATGGTGTTAAAGGAGATAAAGGAAATATTGGCGAACAAGGCATACAAGGAGAGAAGGGTGATATAGGGGCAGGTGGTCTTGATGGAACAGATGGAGAATTAGGAGAAACAGGTCAAGAAGGTGCTGACGGTGCTGATGGAGAACAAGGTGAAAAGGGAGATAAACCTAAGCATGAATGGAAAGGAACAGAATTAAGGTTTGAAGATATAGATGGAACATGGGGAAATTACACAGATTTACAAGGAGAAGATGGTGTATTAGATGAAAGACATTCAAAACAGATTGATGAAAACACTAAAAATATAACTACTAATACAGAAAAAATAAATGACTTAGATGATAGGGTTGGAGAATTAGAACAAACTCAGGTCGTTGTCGAAGGTCAGGTAAGAATTATAGATACAAGAAAATGGAAAGTAAAACCATTTGTAAGATACAATTTTACAAGAAATAAAGTAGATGTAATGGGTGTTAAAGTAACTTTCAAAATGGGCAAATCGTATGAAGAAACAAGGATAGAAGAATTAGAAGCAAAACTTAATGCTTTAGTAACAGGAGAATATATTGCTCCTGTTAATGAAATTTCTAAAGTTAAACCTTCAATAAATAATGGAGCATTTGTAAGATATATAAATAAATAGAAAGGGTATATGAAAAAATATTGGATATTAGATATAGACGAAGCTATTAAAGCAAATTATGTTGAGCGTCTAATAAGAGAAAATAAAGATGGGAGTTATACTGTTTTAGAAACTAGAGGAGAAACTAATGAGTAAATATTTAGTATTAGATTTAGATAAGTTAGAAATTAGAGATACATATGGGAGAAAAATGCTTTTTGCTAAAAAATCAACAGCATTAGAAGTAGCAGACCAAATGACTTTTAATTCCAAAATAATAGAAATAAAGGAGTAAATAATGAATGATATATTAGTATTGTTAGGAATGTTTTTAGCTGGTGCTATTTTTATGTGGCTTAGACCTTTAATATTTAAACGAGCTAAAAAAACTATAGTAGAAATAGGAAACCCTTCTACATTTTCAAGAACATTAAATGCTTCTGTTGGTAATGTATATAAGAAAAATGGAGAAGAAGCTTTTCAAGCTAAGAAATTTTTTGCAGGGTTTGGTGGATTGTTAAGTCCTGTTGGGTGGGCTAAAGACGTGGTAGGATTGCTAAACATCCGAAAATTAACAGTATATATTTTTGTAATTACTATAATTGCTGGATTTTTTTATTGGAAAGGTCAACAAAATGTGCCTATTTCTATAGATTTGGGTTATGGAAAATCTGCTCGCATAGACTTGAATGGAGAATATTTACATATAGATAAAGAAGGAAATGTATATTTAAAAGATACTAAAACAGATAAAATTATTAAACAGATTTCAGTAAAAGACGTGCCATATCTTAAAAGCAAATTAGCTCCCTTCGGATTTCAGTTTAAACCTATTGCTTTAATTGGTATGGGATTGGGAGATGACGGAGTAGAGGGTGAAGGGGGTATAGGATTGAGTTGGTTAAGGTATTATAAATATAGAATACAATCCTTTATAACTAATAGAGGGCTTTACCCGATTGGATTGGGGTATAAAATTACCGACAATGCAGGAATTACTTTAGGCGTGGGTAAAGGATTTGAAGGAGATAACAGAGTAAGTTTATTTTTACATTTTGAATTTTAAAGGGGATTATATATGAAAAAACTTAAATTATATATTAAACCATTTAAAAAATATTTTAATGTCGTTAAAATCGATATTGAGGATAAAATAATTATATTTGATAGTATTCAAATTGAAAAAGTTTTGGTTAATAAAAATAAAGGAGATTTTTGGGATAGTAAACAATATGATAAGTTTGAACGGATGACAAAAAGATATATGACAGATTTACAATCTACTGCTGGCATTGCATTTAAAAAAGAATTTATACGATTTCCTAAAGAATTAAAATATTTGAGGAAATTTTTATGAAAAAAAATAAAGGTCGAAAATTTGAAGATAAAATAAGAAAAACTATAGCTTCGGGGGCATTGTGGTTTGATAAGGGAGATTTAAAAACGGATAATTATTTAATAGAATGTAAATATACAGATAAAAAGAGTTACAGAATAAAACAAAAAACAATATTTAAAATTTGGAATGAGGCTTTTGAAAGTAATAAATTTCCTAAAATTATTATAGCAATTCCTCGCAATGAAAAAGAATTATTTATTTTAAATTGTAATATAGAGGTAATAAAAAAATGAACAAATTAAAATATAATATAACTAAAGAATTTTTAGTTAAAGAATATATCAATAATTTAAAAACTATTAAAGAAATAGCTAATCAACTTCAGCAGACGGATTGGGTTATTAGAGATAGATTAATAAGATATAATATTCCTATTAGAACTATTTCTCAAAGTTTAAAATTAGCTTATAAATTAAATAAAAGACAACCAATAAAATTATCAAAAAAATCCCAAGAAAACAGAAATAAAAAAATGAGCGAAAGAACGAAAGGTAAGAATAATCCGATGTTTGATGTGCATTTATTTGGTAAAAATAGTGGAATGTTTAAAGATGGTAGAACTTTAAAACAATATAAATGTAAAATTTGTAATAAAAAAATTACATTTTCTTCAGGATTTTATGGTTCTGGGTTATGTGCTTCTTGTGTTCATAAAGGTAATCATCATACAGAAAAAACAAAGAAAAAAATAAGTTTAGCATTTACAGGAGAGAAACATCCAAATTGGCAAGGTGGAAAATCTTTTGAGAAATATCCTATAGAATTTAATCAAGAATTAAAAGAGAAAATTCGTAAAAGAGACCATTACACTTGCCAAAAATGCGGAATAACAGAAGAAGAACATATAATAGTTTATGGAATAAAATTAGCAGTTCATCATATTGACTATGATAAAAATCAATGTAAAGAAACTAATTTATTAACACTTTGTAATGAATGTAATATACGAGTAAATTTTAATAGAGACTATTGGATTAAATATTTTAAAACCTTCATTGCAACTTTGCAACCTTAATATAAGGATAACCAAAGGGAGAGTGATTACAATGAGAAAAAAGATATGGACTACACAAAAGCTTGATATTCTTAAATTGTATCTTGGCACAGGTGCGAGCTATAAAGAAATAGCTTCTAAGCTCGGTGTAACCTATGATGCTATGGAAAAAGCTATTCGTAGATATAATTTAAAAAGAACTATTTTCCCACAATATCAAAAACCAATTAAACCAAAAGATAGAGATAAAGAAATAATTTCTACATTAAAAGAAACTTTATCTGTTATAGAACCTTATAAACCTTCAAAACGAGATAAAATAGATAAAAAAGGAGATACTTTAGTTATTCAATTAAGTGATTTACACGCAGGTAAAATAGTAAAAAATCAAGACGGTAGTATAATTTATGATGAAAATATTTTTAGAACAAGAATAAATAGATTATGTAGACAGATATTAAAATTATTAGATAATAATATAAGCAAAGGCGTGCCTATTAGGGATGTTGTAATTTTATCAACAGGAGACCAAGCAAACGGTGAAAACATTTACGCTACACAGGCATATGAACAAGAATTAGCACCGCCTAAACAGGTTATGCTTGTAGTAGATGTTATTACTAAATTAATTAAAGCTTTATTGGATAGAAAGCTCTCTGTAAAGTTTTATGGAGTAAAGGGAAATCATGGTCGAACAGGTAAAGATACAGACCCTACAGCTAATTGGGATTTAATGATATATATGATATTAGCTTATTGGTCTAATTTTGTATTGAAGAATAAAAAGTTGGAAATCAAATATGCTGAAACAGATTATTTAACTTGTAATATAAGAGGTCATAATTATATGATTAGGCATAAAGCACATGAACAAGCAGATACTCCAGCAGGGCGTGTAAAAATAAATGAGTGGGCAAGAAGATATAATGCAGAGGGTATTGTATATGGTCATTGGCACCACTTTGCTTTGTTAGATGTAGATAATGTTAGAGTATTTAGAGGAGGGTCAACAGTAGGTGGAGACTCTTTATCTGAACAAATGGCTAAACATAGTGAGCCAATTCAGTTAATATGGGGAGTAAATGAGCATAGAGTATCTACCTTCTTTTATGCTGTTGATTTGGGAGAAAAGAAATGATTATAGGCGTTGATTTTGACGGAACTTTATGTGAACATAAATATCCAGAAATAGGAAATCCATATTTAATATTAATAAATACATTAAAACAATTAAGAAACGATGGGCATAAACTTATATTATGGACTTGTAGAGATGGCAAAAAATTAAATGAAGCGGTTGAGTGGTGTGAAAGTTATAATTTGTATTTTGATGCAGTAAATGATGATTTACAAGAAATAAAAGATACATTTACATATAAGAGCAAAAAAGTTTATGCAGATATTTATATTGATGATAGGAATTTTTGTTTTGAATGTAATAATTTAGAGGAGATTTAAGATGAAGAAGAAAGATATAAAACTTTTTAATAAAGCGATACATCAAATTAAACAAGTAGCTACTGAAATTTCTAAAGAAAGACAAGCTTATCACGAAGAAATGTTACAAATAAGAAAAGAACAAAGAGAAATGAGAAAAGGACATGATAGAGCAGTTAAAAAAGAAATAAAAGAACTGCTTAAAGTAGTTGACGAAATGTATGAATTGTTTTCAGATTTAACAAATGAGAGAGGTAAATAATGCCTTATATCGAAGAAAAAAATCGAATTCCTTATAATAAAATGATTGACTTACTTCCTGAAATAAAAACTAAAGGAGATTTGGAATATATAGTTTTTTCAGTGATGCAGAAATTTATGAAAACAAGAGCTTTTAGATATTCTACTTTACATGATTGTGTATATGCAGTTCAACATTGTGCAGATGAATTTAGAAGAAGATTTTTAGACAAAAGAGAAAACGAAGCAAGGGAAAAGAATGGTGATATAAATGGATAATACAATGCCTGAATTAAAAAATATAATAGAAATGATTTACAGATACAATACTTTACATAAAGAAGGCTGTTTTATATTTAATTTTATAGGTTGGAAAAAAGACCCTAATCATAAATGCGTAGACTGTGGTGATAATTGTGATGAAATTGATGAAAATAAGAGTATCTTGGGTGCGTATGGCAATATTGAGGATTTAAGAGAAATGCTTAATGGATTAAGAGATATAGTAGAAGATAACTCAAATGAAGATGGATTTGTTTGTATTTAAAAGGAGTTGATATAAAATGTTAAAATTATTTTATACTTATTTAGCTGGTGCGATTGAGTTCGATAAGAAAGATGGCGGTCAAGGATGGAGAGATGCTATTACTCCTGACTTAGATAGAGCAGGGGTTTATGTGCAAGACCCATGTAAAACAGAACCCCTTGCTACAGGTATGAACGTAATAGAAGCCCAAGATAAATTTAATGCTTGGATTTCTTCTGGGCATTATGATAAATTTGAACAAAAATTTGAAAAAATAGTTGAAAAAGATATGAGGATGGTGCATAAAAGCGATTTTTTAATTGTGCATTTATTTTCTGATATTTCAACAACAGGAACTATTCACGAAATGGCAGAAGCTTGGAGACATAAAACACCTATTTATTTAATATGGGGAGAAGCTAAAAGTAAATTATCTAAATGGGCTTTATATTTAACAGTGAATTCAGGTGGTAGGCTTTTTGATAATAAAAAACAAGTAGCTGATTATATAGCTATTAGATATGATTTGAAAATTCAAAGTTTGAGAGTATTGGTTTCTCAATATGTAAAAGCTATAGGTAGGATATTAGAAGAAAAGATTTATAATTACAGATTGGAAAAAATAAAAGCATTAGAAGCAAAAGGAAACGTAATTGCTTCTAAAGTAAATACATTAAAAATAGAAACTAAAGAGGATAAGAAATGAGTTCTAATGATAAAATAATAATAAAATATGGTAATAAAAATTTCATATGTGTTACTAATGAAACTTGTATAGGTAGTATTTTTACAAGAAGAGAAGCAGAAGTCTATGGTAGAACAGGTAAACGGATTTATGAAACATTGAAAGGGGAATAACGTGGGAAAATGTGAACATTGTGGTCAAGAAATAAAAAAGACTATTATAAAAGGATTAAAAAATTTGGAAATATTTTATAAATTAATAAAAAACCAGTTTGTTTACGGAGGTCAGAAATATGCACAAACAGAAACTAAAGAAGCCACAGATGTTCTTTTTGATGATTTTGGTAAAGGTTGGCTTTTAGGAACTATAGCTAAATATATAAAAAGATATTCTAATTTAGCTAGAGAACGTGATTTGCTAAAAATCGCCACTTACATGTTTATATTATGGCTTAAACGAGGTTTTCATTTAAAGAAAAAAGGTAGTTATGATGTAATTAATACTACAGTTAAAGCTAAAACAAAATTTTTTCCTGTATTTGTTGATACTGTAAATGAATATTTAAATAATCATGTTATAATAACAGAGAAACCTTTAGATAGAATTTATGAATTACTTAAAGAAGCTAATGAGACTATATTTATATTACTTAAAGAAGAAAAACTTTTAGAAATTTTTTATTTAGCATATTATATTTGGAATAAAGAAATTAAAGAAAAAGGTAAGGATGAGGATGTTTTTAATGAGACTAAAACAAAGGAGAAGGTAAAATGACCGACAGGGAAGTTTTGGGCTGGTGTTTATATTGTAAATCGGAAATTTATGTGGGTAATAAATATGTAGTTAATGAAAATGGTGATTATCTTCATCTTGAATGTTTTAGATTAATTGAAGATAATGCCGATTATTTTGCGAGGTAAAAAATGAGCAATAAAATTAATATTTCTATTATAGTTCGAGCTAATGAAAATAATAGCCAAGAAGCTTTTGATAAAGCGGTTAATCGTTTTAAAAAAGCAGTGGCTAAAGATGGGATTTTGAGAGAATATAAAGATAGAAGGCACTATATCAAACCAAGTGCTATAAGACATCAGAAAGCTCAAGAATTAAAAAGAAAGAAGAAGGATTAATGAATAAAGTATATAATATAAATAAAATCTTTTTAAAAAAAGAGTATATAAAAAAACAAAAATCACAAATACAAATAGCTAAAGAAATTGGATGTTCTCGTGGTTTGCTTTATTTATTATTTAAAAAATATAAAATTAAATGTAGACCATTATCAGAAACAAATAAAGGAATTAAAAACGGAATGTTTGGTAAACATCATACAACAACATCCAAAGATAAAATGAGAAAAAAACTTAGAGGTATAAACGCTCCTAATTATATTGATGGTAGAAGTTCAAAAATTTATTATTGTATAGATTGTAATAAAAAAATAAGTAATTATCAACATGTTAGATGCCCTAATTGTGCTTGTAAAGGAAGGCGAAATGGGATGTTTGGACAAATATCTCCTCATGGAAAGAAAATATTATATAATAATATTTGGATGCGTTCTACTTGGGAATATAAATATGCACAATTTTTAGATTTAAATAGTATAAAATGGTTATATGAATCTAAAAGATTTTATTTCAAAGAAACATCATATTTACCAGACTTCTATATTCCTGAATGGGATTTATACATTGAGATTAAAGGATATTGGAGAGATAAATCAAGAAAAAGATTTAATTTATTTAAAAAGTATTATCCAAAAGAGAATATAAAACTATTAATGCAGAAAGATTTACAAGAAATGGGAATAATACAATGAATAAGGTCATTTTAATAGACTGGGGAATGGTTTTGCACATAGCTTGTTATGCTTCTATAATTAACAAAGCTGTTCCACCTACTTATACTGCATGTGTAATGATGCTTTCTTATTTAAGAAAAATAGGAGTTGATGAAAACGATACTATTATAATATGTGTAGATGGGAGAAATAGCTGGAGAAAAGATTATGAAAAAACATATAAAGCAAATAGAAATGAACAACGAGCAAAATCAGGGCTTGATTGGGATACTTTATTTAAACAATTTAACGAACTCTTATTACAATTAGATAAAGCAACAGATTTTCATATTATACAATTAGATAGAATGGAAGCAGATGATATTATGGCTGTAGCTTGTAGATATTTTAAAGATAGAGAAGTAATATTAGCAACTTTTGATTCAGATTTAGAACAAATGTGGAATTATCCAAATGTAAAAATATTTACTCCAAAAATAAAATATAAATCAAAAAAAGGGTCATATAAAATTAGACCTGAAAACTTTAATGTAGACCTTTTACTTGCTAAAAAAATTAATAAAGAAACTGCTGATAATTTAGTTAATGAAATTTTAACAGAAGAAGATTATGAAAATAGAATGTTATGTGTTAATTTACTTACGCTTCCTAAATTTATAGAAGAACCTATATTAGAACAATTAAAAAATCTCCCAATCAAGGGGCAAGATTTGCAATGGCTTCCTTTTCAAACAAGTATTGTTCCTAAATTAGAAACACTTTATACAGACCACAGTAAAGTAATTAAATATGAAGATGTAGTTAAATATCAAGAGAAGAAAGCATTAAGAAAAAAGAAAAAGAAGGAATCTAAAAGGAGGTAATATGTCTTATTTAGTAATATTAGCAATTGGAGTAGTTATCGGATTTGCTGGATGCTTTTATTTAGTAAGAAACTACTATATTAAAGTAAGAAAAGGATAAATTATGACTATAATGAACAGTATAATGATAATTCTTATAATTGGTAATATAATTATGGGAGCGATAAAACCAAATAAAGTTGGGCATGTTTTAGGATGGGTTTTGGCTTTAATATATTATATAGAATATTGTATTAAATAAATTTCAACATAAAAAAGGAGAAATAAAATGAAATATTTAAAAGCAAAGGCAGTTAAAGAAGCAGTTAAAGCGAATAATAAACAAATAGCTAAAGATGCATTATTAGCTATTGATAATAGAATCGCAGAGTTTATAGCACAATTATGTGATGAAAATTTAGTAGGGAAAGTAAAAAGAGTTTCTGTAAAAGAAGTTAAACAGGTTCTTGGATAAAATAAATTAAAAAAACTAAAGGAGACAATAAAATGAGATTTTTATTTGCGTTTATTAAGGATGGTAATAATTTAGTAAAGATTGGTATGGATGATGGTAAAGAAAGATGGATGACAACTTCTTCAGCAGTTTATGGATTTGCTAAGAAAGCATTAAAAGGAACTGATAAAACCACAGGTTATGGTGGAGATGAAGTTAACGTTGAGTATACAGAAGAAAATGGAAAATATAATTGCACAAGAATTGAAAAAGTAGGTGGAAGTTCTACACCACAGCAAGAAGCTCCTGTAACTACTAATAATGCTGAATTTAAATGTTCTGAATGTGGTAAAGCTCTTAAAGATGGAAAATACTCCAAATGTTATTTATGTAATAAAAAGAATCCATCTAAACCTGCACAATCTTCTGCTGATGGAGAATATAAATGTATAGATTGTGGTGCAACATTAAAAGATGGGAAGTATAAGAAATGTTTTACTTGTAATCAGAAAAATCCTGTTAAAAATGCAACAGGAACAAAGGCATATACAAAATCGCCAGAAGAATCAGAGAAAATAAAAAGATTATCTATTTTATCTTCAGTATGCAGAGCAACTTCAGCACTCGCTGGTTTAGTAGATATAAATAATATAGGAGAGATTATAGAAAGTCTTTACGATAGACTCTATAAGAAAATTAGTGGATAAGAGAAAGGAGAAATAATGTCTAAAAAGAGAAAAAAATCTAAAAAAAAGTTTACAGGCGATATAGATGTAGACCAAATTCTTTTAAAACATAGACAATTATTTTTATTTGATGTAATAGATGATAAATTAGCAAATAGAATAAATAAAGAATTATTTGCTTTAGATAAAGTTAGTCGTAAACCCATCGTGCTTAGAATAAATTCAGGTGGTGGTAGTTTACCTGCTGGTTTTTCTATTATTGATACTATGAAAACTCTTCATTGCCCTGTAATTACTGTAGTAACAGGATATGCGTGTAGTATGGCTGGTATAATTGCAGTAGCAGGAGACCAAAGAGTTATGTTTAAACATGCTATTTGGATGGCACATGATGTTTCAACTTATACCTGTGATTATGTTACCAAAATGCTTGATTATGCTGAATTTTTAAAACAATCTCAAAAAAGATTATTTGAATTTCTTGGTAAACATACAAAATTAAGCCAAGCAGAATTAACCAAAGCGAGGAATGGTGAACTTTGGCTAATGGCAGAACAAGCTAAACAAAAAGGGGTATGTGATATAGTTGTAAAATAGGAGAAATTATGAGAGACCCAAAAAGAATTGAAAGATTAATTGATTTGATAGATGTAATTTGGAGTAAAAATCCTGACCTTAGATTAACTCAAATAATTGGCAATTGTTATTCTTGTCAAGATGATACTTATTATATAGAAGATGACGAACTTGAGAAAAGATTAAAGGAGAAATATTTATGATTATTTCTGTAGCCTCGTTAACTTTGCGTTTTTACGAAAGAGATGGATGGGATTTCGCAAAAGTAAGAAAGCTTTTAGTTAATCCTGAAATGGAAATTAGCTGGAGAGAAGGTAATAAATCATTAAAAATTTCGGGTTATTATGCAGTATATGAAGAGAGTGGTCAGAAAATATTTAAGAAAAGTGAGATAGATAAACATGAATTTAATGATAGCGTAAACTTCGGTGGAGTAGATTGGTATCTAAATAAGGAGAAATAATGCCATCAGGAATATATA